TGTGTGAATCTCTTATTGTGCCGTTATCATTCACTACAAGTCTAACAAAACGAGCAGAGTTTGAATTTTGAAAATATTGGTCTTGACCAATATCAGAAGCACCATCACCCCAAGTAACGTAATCCTCATGTGGGTTATTATCATCTCCATTTAAAACATAAGTTTCTAATTTAAATCCAAATGGATTATCTACTCTCGTAGGATTTCCAAAATTAAACAATGTACCTTCTGATACCTTATCTAAAAATCTAACCCACATTGTGATAGTAAATCCTGTATCTAAAAAAGTTGGATTACTTGGGTCTAATCCTTCAACAAATCCATTACTTGTATTACGAACAATTATACCTTGATTTGGATTTCTAAATTTTAAATAACCATTTGACTGATTTTGATATTCTGGCAATTCTTCGAAATCTGCAGGGTCTTCTAATATATCTGTTAAGTAAGGAAGTATCGTGTTATAAATACTTTCAATTGTTAGACTTTGGTTTGTATCATTAGCTGTAGAAGTTAGTCTGTGAATGAATGCATCCTCTTCATCAATATTACTTTGTTCAGGATTATCTTGAGCATATGATATACTATTGTTTTGACTATATTGTTCAGCACCTATCCAATCACCACTTGAATCTCTATCAACAAAGTTGTCAGGATTTTCCGAACCGTCTCCATCAAGTAAATCAAATTCAGGTGTATTTGGTGGAAGTAATGCATTTAATTCTTGAAAAAATCTTACAATTCTAGCTTGTCTTGTATCACCCGTTGGAAGTAGTTCAAATATATTTGTATCTAAGTATTCATTAGCACGTTCTATATCAACAACACTTTGTTGTTGTGACAATGGAATGAATTGACTTAAATTTAATGGGTTACCATCACCTACAACATATTCTGTAATATCCAATCCACCATCTGGAAATCCACCACCTAAAATATTTATAGTTACATTATCACCTTGACCAAAAACTTGAATTGTAAAACCAACAGAATCATCCATTTGGTCAGCTATTGATTGTAAATTATCCTCTATGTTAGCCTCAGTATCTTTTTGAAAAAGTGCTAACACACCCTCACCTTGACCTATTTGTAATTGTCCATCACGAATAAACTTTTGGCTATCTTCTACATCTAATGTATCGATACCTTGCCATTCTATCAAACCATCGGCTATTTTATCTAATAATTGTTCTACTGAAACTGGCATATTTATTTCCTTTTAACTATAAATTCAAAATCATCATCAAACACTTGTTCTTGACCATCATCATATTTTAATTTTAATAAAATTTTATACACCCTATCAGGATAGAACCCATCTAAGTACTGAATAAAATAATTCGAATTACTATCACAACTAAGTTTTGTATAACTTACATCCTCTTTATCTTTAAAAGGAACAATAAACTCATCAGTAGCAACATCTTTAATCGCGTATGAACCACTACCTTCAGGTATGAATGAACCAGTGACGGTTTGAACTGATGTAGAGAATGTTTTTTGAATATATCTTTTTCTAGCACCAACTCTAAACTTAACTCGTTCACCCACTTTATAACTTTCTCTTAATCCTTGCATGTATAAAAAGTTATCAGTTAATCCACTCATTGTTAATTCAGTTAATGAACCTGTGTTTGAACCCGTACAAGGTAAATGGTCATCCCAACGAACTTCAAGTCGTGGTGAAAATATTGTATGTGTGTTTCTTGAAAAGAATTTTAAATGTCCAAATGTTTCACTATCAGTTTCTTGACTTCCACTAAATCTAACTAACATACCATAATTTTCTTCTCTACCTTCCAACCACATATTAACCATATTGGTTACTTCTACGTTTACATCAGGTGATTCATTTGCAAATGCTTGTGTTGATGAACTAACAGCCAATACCGTAGTACCAGCATTAGCCCAAGGCACTGCCGTTCCACCAATTGGATTACTACGATTATCAAAACTACATCCATTTGTGTTTTTTGGATTATCATCAAACTTACCTGTACCCTCAGTCCAAGATTGTGAAATTGGTTTTATATCTAAGGTATACTCTTCAGTTAACTCTGCATTACCCTCAGCTTCATATAATCTTAAATAATATTTTGCATCAGAAGATATAGTTCCATCAGATACAGATTTAGATAATTCTGTAAATTCAGTTCCACTAAATTGAACTAATGCTCTTGTAAAATGGTCGAATGAATTATTAAAAAATTCTTTTTTGACTTCAAGTATTTGGTCTCTTCCAAAGTTTTGGTCTCTAAAAGATTCACCTGTAATTAAATTTGAACCACTTGAAATCCAAGTGTCTTGATTTGGAAAAATAAAATGATGCATTATCTAACTCTCCCTTGTATGTTTTGATTTGGATTTTTTAATTCAAAAACTGATGGTGTTCCTGTGTTTGGTGGTAATACGATTGTACCGTCTTCCGATAGTGCGTTTTTAAAATTATATTTGTAACCATAACCAGTAGTCCCACCACTAGCTTCTACAAAACTACCATCCGCTACTCCGTCACCGTCAATGTCAACACTACCTTGTCCAGCTTCATAAGAATAAGTATATGTTGGTGGAATGGTTTCACCACCTTCATTAAAATAATCTTCTTCTTGTGTAATAGTGACGTGTCCAATTGAACGAACACCTTCAACACCCATCAATTCAAATTCTAAATTACTTTTATAAATTGGTTGATTGAATTGCATTTTTTCAATTCTAAAATAGTCTTTTATTTTTTGAATACAATTTAATTTAACTTGTTGTTTATCGGCATATTTTTCAGCTATAACATCAAAGAACACACCAAAGTTTACAATGTATCCATCATTAATCGTTACAACATCTGTCATAAGTTTAAAGTTTTCTAAATAATTTTTTATATTTGTTGTTAAAGTCGTTGGTAAACTTACATCAGTGAAGTGAGGATTACCAACTAATTGTTTTTTATTATTATATCCTAATACATAAATATTTATTGTTCCAATTGTAGTATCTAAAATAAATTCTTCATTTGGAAATTGTAATAAAATATTATTTAACACTAAGGGTAATTGAGTTATAGTATTGTAATCATCAGTATTATTAACTTCAAATATTAAATCTTGTATTGATTGAATAGCACTTTGTAAATTTACAGTTAATTCAGATGTATCCTCAGGTGCGGTATCTCTACTCACATACGCTTTAGCTATGTTTCCAAACTTAGCTGGAATGTTTAATACTCTCGCTTCATAATCTTCTTTAGTCACACATCTGTTTTGTGTTGAGAAAAAAGCTTTGGCCTTTTCTTTTATTTCAATCGTATCCTCTTCATCTTTACCACCACGAGCTGGTTTTTCATTATTTACACTCGTTAAAGTCGCAGTGACAAGTCCATTTTGTGCTGTAACAGTTGGTGTATTGGTTATATCACCACTTGGAACATTTGAATTAATTCCACCACCAACACGATAGGTAATTGTTAAAGTTGTATTGTTTGGTGTTTCACCCAATGTTGAATACTCGTCACCTAACAATGGGTCGATGGAATTATTTAAATCATTTGTTTGTCCTGGAATGACTATACCAACTTGTTCCATATCTATATAGCCTTGGTCGATAGTTCCATTTGTTCCATTTTTCAAAACACCATTACCAAAAACTAAAGATGTTGTATTGTCTTGATTTGTTTCACGAGTAAATCTTTTTGGTGTTGTTATGTAACTCAATGTAAAAGGAACTGCTTCAACTGATACGGTACCTGAAAAGTCTACATATGCAGAACTTCTATTAACATCATCTGTATAATGGGTTTGGATTGGAACTTTATCTTGCGCTAAAAAGTCAACTTCATACCAATTCTGTCCATTGGAATCTATACAAGAAACTATATCAATAACATTAGTATCTGGTATGGTAAGAGTTTTAAATTTTTCAGGTATTCCAACTTGAAATGTAATTGTTTTTTCAGTCGCACTTACGGCTCTTACAGTTCTTGATAAAGTATAAGTATCAACTAAACCACTAGCTACCGTTGAACCGATTGTTTCAGTATCATTAGAAGCTGATATTCTAAAATCAATTGGCTCTAAAGTAGTGAATATAGTATCTGAATTAGAGTCTGATACTATTTCAATACCAGCATCAAATGTACCCGCCTTTGTATAATCAACTTTTGAAGCGTCACCACTGTGTGCACTAACCTCTGATGTAAAAGTCAAATCAACAAAAGCTGGAACAATTGGTTTTACTTTATAACCAAACATTTTAGCCATTGTAATTATATTTCTTCTTTCTTCAGCCAATGGTAATAATAACTCACGATATTGTTGGTCGATGTAAAATGATAATACATCACCAACATATGCGTTCATTTCCAATAACATCATACCAGGTGATGTTTCATTGAAATCACGATAGTTTTCTGGAAAATAAGATTTAGCATAATTCATTAAAGATTGTTTTAACGCTGCAAAATCTTTATTTAAATAATTTACATTTGATTCTTTAAAATTGTTTTCACCATATGTTGGCATTTTTTATCTCCAATTAATATCCACCACCAACTCCACTAGCTGTGGAAGATTCAGGTTCTGATATATCACTACTAAAATCTAATGTTACTGAATCCAAAGTGTTTGGGTCTTGTTTAATGTTAAATAAT